CTACGACCATCCCTTGGTGCGCCTTCAGCATCCAAGTAAGCACCAGCAGTTAGGTAAGTGATAAGTCCTGTTGGAGGAGTACCAGCAGTTCCAACAATGTTAGCTGTTTGAAGAGCCGCCATTGTCAGACCATCCCTGTCTATCTTATTTGCTACGGCAGCTACCGCAGGTTTCAAAACGCGGTCACTGAACATATCAAGAGATAGTGCAAGGTCAGCTGTGGTGAACTGTGTATCCACATGGAACTGCGTTGAGAGAGTCACTGGGACTGAAGTTTCGTTGAAGTCTTCTACGTTCAAAGCCGGCCCGGTTGTCCCGATGAACCTACCCGGTCTGCGGACATTGACTGTGTTACCAATCTTGCCCCCGACCACAGCAAACTGGTCATCATAGTTACGATCAACTTCACTTGAAAATGTGAGTTCGTTCTCCAAAACCATCAACGCTTCATTGGTGATTTTGGATATAGTTAGCAAATTATTTGCCATTTGAAATACCCCTTTTAAAAATTAAAAATTGTTTACCTAATCTTTCCTGCTTTCCTGAGTTCTTTCCATTGCTGAGGTGTACCATTAAAATTCCCATTTGAATCTATTGGCACTTCAACATTAGAACCCCCTCTAATAGGATTAATAGGTGCTGGTGCATTGCTCTTTCTCACAGCAGGCTTTTGTGCTTCAACAGGCTTGTCAAATCTAGCCTCCAACTTCCCAATCTCTCTCAAGGCACTAATCAAAGACATGCCACTGATTTTTTCAGCTACCTCTGGGTTTTCTGCAAGGTGATACAGGATTTTAGGTCCGACCTCACTCTCCAAAATTGCATCCCTAACCTGATCTGATACAACCACATCTGATGATGCAATCATATCCTCATAGTCTGGTAACTCTTGCTTGGCTTGCTCTAGCTTAGAGTTCCAAGATGTCATCATCTTTTCTCTTTCAGCTTGAGTTTGCTTTTGCTTTTCAGCTACATCTCTATCTTTTAATGCCTTTTCAGTTGAAAACTTTGCTAATGCTTTTGCATACTCAAATGCATCAGTAAAGTCACTAGGCTGTGGCTCTTTATCAGGATTTTCTGCCACTTTGGGCTTAGATGCCTGTTCAAGTTCCCTAATCCTGTTTTCTAAAGTCTCTCTTTGTTCCCTTTCCTTTTGAGCCTCAGCTCTGGCAAGTTCCCTTTCTTTGATGACTTTATCAAACCTTTTTTCAAGTTTGGGCTTTCTAGCACTTTCCTCTGCTGGTTTGGTTTCCTCTTGTGCCTCTGGTAAACTCTGCTCCTCTTTTGTCTCTGTCAGCTCAGGTTGCTCTACCTCTTTGGAGGGAGTCTCTGCAGGGTCAGGACTAGGGGAATCAGCTAAACCAAGTTTGTTAGCATAAAAATCACCTGAATTTTCTGAAGTAATTACATTACTTGCTTGTCTATCACTCATGAGTTTCCTCAAGTATTTTGCCTGGTTAACCTAGCCAGTAAGGTTTGTGGGCAATATAACCCAAAATCATAAGGCTGTCAATTATTGTTGCTGATTAGGCATAATAGATTGTTCAGCCATTGTCATTGCTGTGTATTGCTCCTGATTTCTCATTTGGATTTCTCTTTCCAATCTGGCAGTATCCATGTGATGCAATAACATATCAGCAATTGCCTCAATTTCTACTCTGTTTTGGCTAGTTATAGCTCTGGTATTGGCATCATGAACCCTAGCCTGTAGCACTGATTCTGTGTTATGAGCCTTGGCTGTCTGCCTCATTAGCTCTCTCTTAGTTTCCTCAGTCTGCTTGACTTGCTCAATGTCTTGTCTTTGTTGCATAGCCAGTTGCATAGCTTGCAATTGCTGTGTGAGTTGCTGGACTTGAGCCTGACCTTGCTTAATCATTAGTTGAGCCTGTGGAGGAATATCAGAGTGCTCATCAATCTGGCTCAGTGGGTTCAGAGCCGCCAATCTATCAGCAATAGTCTCAGCCCCAGGGAAGTCCATATTCCTAAACACCAAGTCTCCAGCCACATTAAATAGCTCAGGTTTGGCTAGTAAAGGCATCATTGCATCCACAGCCTCTTGTCTCTTGCTGTTGTACCCTGGGCCGGTCTCCATCACCACATCATACTGCCCTACAGTTACATCATTAAGCACTCTGCCCACAGCACTTTGCTCATTTATGGTTAAAAGGTCTGGCTTTCCATCATCCCCAATAATTCTCATAACTCTTTCAGTGTCATAAATCTTGGGAATTAGGTCTAAAAGTATCTTGCCAACATGGGCAATTGACTTGGTTAGATTGTCATAGAGGTCAAAATTGGTCAAATCCACTTGCATTTGCTGACCATTTAAAGCCTTGCCAGACATATTGCCTTGAAGTTGCTGTGATGGGTCATAGATGCCAATTATGGTTGCCATGTCCTGATTAATCTCTTGGGCCGCTGTCAATATCCCAGTAGGAGGAGGCTCTGGTTGCATCCTTTGTGGAGGAGGAGCTGGGTTGCCATCAATATCAGTCTGCTTATATCTCAAAGTAGCCATTGACTTAATGTTGGCACTTGCCCAGTCCAACTCATGACCCTCATCTTGCCCCTCAGCCATCACCCATTTTGCCTTTGGAGCTAATGCAACAGACTCAGTCATGGATGTGACCCAGAAGTTGTACATCCTCTGCGCATCCTTGGCGTGTCTGACCATGCCAAATTTCTTTCTCTTATCTCCAATCACTACATGCCTGCCATAGACTGGGACAATTGGGATGTAGTACCCCGGCCAGTCCTTCTCCTCCAGTACCTCAATTGCTGTTAGCTTTTTCCACTTGATTGTCTTTTTGACACTAGGTCTTTCATCCACTATTTCTAGACCAGCTTTGCCAATTCTTTCAAAAAAGTCTTTAGTATCAGCAAACCTTGCAGAGCCATCACTTAATAAATATAGTTTGGCTTTCTCTCTAACTGTGTAAAAGTATTCAGCAACTCTAATATCTTCCCTAGTAATCCATTCACTTTGGGTATCCCCAGTACCTCTGGATGTGAATGAAGTGTCTTGTGCATCTGGATACATTTCCTTAAACACAGACTTTCGCATCATGGATGTAATCAGGCATCTTTCTTGGTCTGAGCCATCCACTGCAATTGAATTTGGGTCTAAATAAACTGTAAATGGGTTATCAATAGGATCAATAAATAGTTCTTGGTCAAAAGAGTCTTCCCTTACATATCTGTGGTCAACTCTTAAATATCCCCATCCCATTCTAACTGCATAGTTGTAGGCATTGTCATAAGCATTATCTGCATTGGAGTTAACTTCTATGTGCCTAACCATGCCTTGGATGACTTTGGCATCCGCTGCATCTTCCACAGTATTTGTGGCATGAACCCTAATTCTGGGTCTTTGTTGTCTTTGCTGGTTAGTAACTTGCCTGCAATAGCCATCTAGTTTATTGATAGTTAAAACTGGTCTGGACTCAAGGTTTCTTGAATTCTGCAAGTCAACCGGCCACTGATCGCCCCCACTTGCAAACTTCAAGTCTTCCAAGGCTTCTTGCCTGTTCATTGTGTCTGCATCATTAGCAAACTTCAGGAACTGTTTTGCCTCATCTATGATGGGGTCATAATCTGTTTCTAGTGGGTCAAGTGCCATTTAATTTGCCTTTTTTACTGGTATATTGTTCATTTCCTGAATATCTAAAATGTGCTCATGACTAGGAAAAATCACATAATTTCTTGAGCCAGTTTTTTTACTTCTACTACTTCCATCAAAATATCTTAAACCTGGTACTCCATTTTGAGCCAATGCCGCTTCTCCTGATCCTTTGCTACCTGTTAATGATTCCCAAGTATTTAAAAATTGATTTGGAGTTACTTGTTTACCATAAAGCAAAGATAAATCACCACCTAAATCATCTATAGCATTAGGTGGCAATAAACCTTTTGTTTTTTCAATAGCTTGTTGTACATGGTCACTTTGTTTACTTATTGGTTTATCCCAATCCATCATTTTTTCTATATGTTCATCAGGCAAATCAATCTTATATAGTGCTCCTTGAACTGCTGAAATATCTTTTCTTTTAATTTGGCTTGCAGTGTCATACATTTTTCTATAATAATCTAATCCCCCCATATCAAGTGCATGTTCGTCACCTGATTTTGATAATTCAATGCCCATTTTTGCTATTTTTCTTGCAAATTGCGGCCCTTGATGAAAAGAAAGAGCAACAGCATGTCTTTCTGGGTCTCTCGGACCTGAATCTTCATATTGTTTACCATTCCAAGTAAACGTATATGGGTCTCCTATTCCTGATAGTTGTTTTTGATATTGTTGACCAACTTTAGGATTTTCAGCAACATATAAACCATGACCAAAAACTTGTTGACCTTCTCCAGTACCAATTTTGCTAGGATCAAATTGTGTAAATTTATATGGGCTACCATGCCAAACAGTCATTCCAACAGGGTTATATGCATTAGCCATATCTTGAGCTAATGCTTGGGTTTTTTCACCTGTAAATCCTGGTTCTTGTGTTGCTTCAGACAATTGTTGGTTATATTGACCAGCTCTATCATTAGCATTACCTACCATTTGCTGAAAACTAGCAATTGGGTTCATGGCAGTATCTGTCAATTTGCGCTTAAAACTATCTGTAGCGCTGAATATGTCGGCTAGTGTAGGCACATTTACTCCAAATAAGTTATAAAGCCATCCAAGATTGTGGTGGTGCATAGTTTACTTGCTTTGGTCTTCTTGGTCTAGTCTCTTGAACACCTAAAGCAACCATCCTAAAAGCATCTGCTCCATGTGAATACTGGTCATGGAGTGGGTTTTTACTAAAAGCCTTTGTCTCTGGGTCAACTTCATACTTGTAATGCCTGAGACATTGCAAGCCATCATAGCAATTATCCCTGTCAAAATAACAGTTCCTGAACATGGTTCTGGAGGCATTAATGGAATCCACAATGCTAGTTCTTGGGATTATTTTTGTCTTGAACCCAGCATTTCTGACAATTTCCTCAATGGTTCTGCCTTGAGCGGCCAAGGTCTTATTCTGGGCATCATGAGGCAACCACAATGTGTCATACACATAACCAAAGGTCTGCATCAATGCCAAATAATGGCTCATTGTCTGTTGACTATCCTCAATGTACCTAATAAACCTGATTTCCTGAGCTATGAACTGAACAAACCAGATGGATGTGGAATCTGCCCATCCCAAGTCAAACACAGCATGAACTGGCTTGGTTGGGTCATATCTAACTTTGGTGATTCTTTCCTCCAACTCTGCCATTTGCATCTCTCTAGCAAACACAGCTCCATCAACAGTCTGCCTACAAAGCCCTTCCCAGACTGTGTTGTATGCCTCAATATCTCTAGCTTGGAGAGTTCTCCTCTCATGATCTAGTACTTCTGGAAACCAAGGATTATCACTCCAATTCACCTTTTGGGTAATACAGTTATCAGGCTTATGGAGAATAAATCTTTGATAAGTGGCATCTGATTCCAACTCAGGATTCATGGTTATCCAGATTTCTGAGTCCTTGGCACGAATAGTAGGGATGAGAATATCCCAACTCCTGGCTGAAACCGCCTGGGCCTCCTCTACCCACACAATGGTGCAACCCTCATAGGATTTAATATTATGTGGATTGTTTTTCAATCCAACAAAAGCAAACTCTGTCCCATTTGCTCCCCTGATGCTATTTTGGGTAATCTCATAAAACCCAATTAAACCTAGTTCTATGATCTGGTCACTTAATAACTTATGAACTGATTGAGATATGGAGTTCTGAAACTCCCTTGCACACAAAATCCTGTGGACTTGCTTTGCACCCAAGATGAGCAGTGCTCTTGCAACAGACCATGATTTTGCTGACCCTCTGCCTCCAAAGATGCATTTATACCTTGATGGCTTAAACAGGCACTGAAGCTTGACTGGAAACTCAGCCTTTTTAATAGCTTGATTAAGTTCACTCTGCTCCATCTGGCTTTACAAATGTGACCTGAAGATGAGGCATGATGACATTTCCACTTGCATCTTCAAGAGTTGTTGCCTGAACTGCCTTCCCATCAATCCTATCCATTAGCTCTCTAATTGCCCAAGGTTCTCCTTCCTCAGCTTTGCTAATCAGGACTTCAGCAATTGCTCTAGCTCTATGAGGCTCTTGGGAAAGAATCATCCTCAGCTTTTCCTGGAAAAGTCTGCCTTTAGCTGAGTTAATATTACCTAGTGGAGCACCCATATTGTAAATTTATGTATATATTTGATTTTAATATAACTTTTAGTTATTTGGACATGACTTTTTGTATCAACCCACCAAGTCTATCATCAGATAATACTTTAGTGTATCCATTGTTAATTAATTGATGAATTGCAGTTGCTTTATCTTCATGCTGACTATCTTTAATTGCTCCTTGATTGTCATATTCAGTAGCTTGTTGTTTACCTTTTTCTTTGGGACTTTCATGGATAAATGAAAATCTTTTCTTGTCTTTATGCATAAACCCATTAATTTCAGATTTAGCCAATTCTTTTGCAAAATGGTGAATTGCTTTATCAGATATTGGTCTTGCCTCTATTTGGTTGATCTTACTGGCATCTATTGGTTTATCAGAAGCAAAGGCTCTTTCATGAATTGGGGTAATTTTTGTCCCCAACATGGATTGCTGTGAGTTTTCAATAGGTCTAAGTGGAGTGTGGTAAACATAGCCTTCATGACCAAAAGATGCATTTTCTATATCTTCTGGAACATCTTTTGACATTCTTTCTAATACTTGTTCATGGCTTTTGTCTTCTTTCAACAAACCATGTCTAAGCATTTCTTGCCTATCAAATTCAGCTTTATTTGCACTTGTTACAGTTGGCATGATTAGGCTTGTGGAGTTTCAGTAGCCTCAATTGTAGTTTCTTGCACTGGTTGTGCAACAGGCATTTGCTCATTAGCTTTTGCCATTAATTTCTGTACTAATATTTGCATGTCCCTGATTTTGTGCTCAAGGCTAGTAATTATTAAGTTTACATCTTGGATTTCATGTTCAAATATCATTTTGTTTTCCTTGTCTATGCTTTCTGCCTGTACCTTTTTTGGTATAACTTGGGTTTTTGCCTGCTTGCCATTTCATGAACAAATGCTCATCAAAGCCAAGTGCTATTAATAGATGGACTGCTAAACTGGCTTTCATTTCTTTTTAGCTTTCTTTTCTGCTTTACGCTTTACATTCAGCGCAATCGCAACCGCTTGTTTTTGTGGTTTACCAGCCTTAATTTCAGCTTCTATGTTCTTTCCAACATTCTTCTCAAGTTTTGATTTAATTAACGGCATCTATTTCCCCTTTAGTAACAACAAATTGAGCCTTTTCATGTGGTCTTTTGTAAACTTTTTTATGTATTTTTGAAAGTTCATCAAGACATTCAATTCTTAAATGATTTTCATATTCATACAATTTACCTGTTAACCATTCAATCTTATTTCTAAGAAAGTATAAAAATTTTAATTTAAAAGTTTGTTCCTTCTTAGTTAAATTAAAACTCATTCAACTTCCTCCACAAAACAAACATCTTGCCATGACATTACTATTAGTTTTTCATCACCATCTTTGAAATTATGATACTTTAAGTATTCATCTTTGTAATCTTTAGCTAAAGTGCCAAAATATATTTTATCCCCTACCTTTAGACCTTCAGCCTCAGCCTCATCACCAACTGCTATTACATGACCAACTGTGTCTGCCTCAGCAGTTTGGACATATAAACTAGACTGTATTCTTGGAATAGGTCTAACAATAATCTTGTCTTTTATGGGCTTCATGGGATTTGTCTCCCACTTAATTTTGGTCTGCCAGGCTTTTTCTTTTCTGCTTGGTCTATTGCTGGGTTCATAACAACACCCAACTCTAAATTAACTTTAGGTAATGTAATTGTGGTTGCCAAAATCGGATTGTGTTCACCACACCAATCTGTGCTATTTCTGTTTTGGAAAGTAGGGTATCTTTTACAAACACCCATTTCCCTAAATCCCTCTTGGGAAAAATACCTACAAGTCTTACAATGTTGAGCAGTCAATTCAAATCCTTATTATTTGGGTTGATTAGAAATACCCCTTGGACCACGAATCTTTGGGGTATTTCGCTTTTTACATAGTGTCTTGGATATGTGGTGCTCTCTCATGAACATAGCACTCAGACTCTTTTGAGCCAGTGTTAAATTCACCAGTTCTGCCATCTACCTTGCCCATGTGGCTCATGTTTCTAGAACCAATGCTGTCAGCCTTGCCCATAGCAACGCCACCATTTAGAGGTCTTTTGATCTCACCAGTGGTATCAGCAAAATCAGCACCTTTGGGCATCTTTTCTCCAGACATGCCTTTTGTGCCTTTCATGCTGTTTGGTCCGGTCATTTTGTCAAAAGACTTCGGCCCCATCTTTTTTTCACCAGTTGAATCTGATGACTTAGCCCCTTTAGGCTCTTTTTCCATTCCATAATATCCCATTTTTTGTTCCTTGCAAGTTAAAAATTGGAGTCTCAATTATCCCAAATCACTATCTCTTGTCAAGTGAATTTTGTTGTTTTGGATAGCTTTTTTGAGCTTTTGATCTTCCTCCTCCCAGATTATATACATCAAAAAACACCAAACA